CACGCTGGAAAAACTCACCCAGCACCTCGCCATGATTGGCCACCTCCATGTGAGCACCCATAAAGGCAAAGCGGAACGATACTCCACTGAATGCGTTACCGAGCTTCTGTAACTTGCTGAACTGGATCTGCGGTGTACCCGTCAGGTCAAAGGCATGGTCGTAGAGTTTTTCCCATTCAACCTTGATAGGCTCCGCGTTCTGATTCCATACCAGGTACTTTGCATCTGCATTGTCGCCAGTCAGCTGTGCGATACGGTTACGCATGTCACCACCCATCTTCTCGATATCACCAAAGAGCATAAGGATAGGGAAGAAATGATAGTCGATGCAGTCTGCATACTCAGACAGCAGCTTCTCAAGCCTGATGCGTATTGTCTTGATCTTAGCGCACAGAGCCTCGTTTATCTGAGCGAATATGATAGGCATCTTACGGAAATTATGCGGGAACTTCTTTACCAGCTGCATACCCTCAGCACCTGTTTCCCACTGATAGATATACTTTCCTGCTATCGTCATGAAGCACTTGGTCTTGTTGCCATCAAGATCATGCTTATAGTATTCACGGGAGAAAGCAACCATATCACCGCTATCATCATAGAACGGATAAAGCTTATCACCTCTGAATGGCGACCAGATAGCGCACTTTAGCTTGTACTCAGGAGCGGTCTTACCGAACAGGTTGGCAATACGAGCACGAAGCTTTGCCCAGAAGCCATCATCCTTTGCAGCATACCAGTACAGGGCTACCTCCGTCTCTGAGAAGAGAGAGCGCACAATCTTGCGGTTCAGATACTTCATCTTCGTTTTCTTGAGGATCTGCTTCACAGCTGCCAACACATTCTTTTCCTCATCGCCATTCGGTGTGCAGTCCATCTTTGGCTCATTGCCTACAGTAAAGGCTACATGAATGTTTGTGATACACTGCTCCAGGGGGAGTGCAATACGGTTGGGATCCACGTCCTTTGTCTTGGCAGGTGTGATCTTTGTCTCGCCTGTCTGCTCGTTAAACTCCGATTTCTCCGTCTCTACAGTAACCTTAATCTTCGGGTACTTCTTTGTATCGGTAACGATCTCGTGAAGCTCAGGTTTCCAGTCTGCCATCAGCTCAGTAGCCTTTGGCAGTGGTGACTTGCGCCCCTTTTTCAGATACGTTATCTTGAGGCTCTCGTCCTCAAGGGCAAGAATCTCTTCAATAGTCTTAGGTGTTTTGACTCCGTTCATAATTTTATTTATTATTTATTCTACATAATCATATTTAGTGGGCAAATATGGAAGCATCAGCCCCCTTGCCGCCCTTGTTTTTCTTACCCATCAGCTCATTATAGCAGACATAGCGAGCTCCATCGATGCCGTGATTGAAATCATCTACAGGCACATTCAGCCACTTGCCATCCTTATCCTGCATCCAGGTATAGTTATCAAACTCCTTGATGAAGTTCACTGAATGTTCTGTGATGAAGATCTGCATACCCTGCATGAACTGAATACCGTCCACTACGGAACCAGCACCTTTCTTCGTTGCCAGGATAGGGATGCCTGCATTACGAATCTCCTTAACGGTTTTTGGCTCCGCACTCTCAGACCAGCACTTACGGGTCATGCCCTCTGGCTGTCGCTTTATCTCCTTGATGATATCGGAGTTAAGCATCTGAGTACGGTAGCACTCTTCATCGATATAGATCGCATTCTTATAATATCCGAGTGTTCCGATGGCCGTTGGATCGTTGGTAAACCCAAAGTCGATGAAACGCCAGCGTTTCTTTACCCAGAATGGTATCTCAGGAATCAGCTTATACTCGAATATCAGACCCTCAATCTTAGCACGCAGACCAAGACCGTATATCTTCCACTTGCGGATATCTACGGTTCCATTGGCATAGTTGACCTCTGTAGGCTCGTAAGAGAGTATCTTACGCTTCATGTTCTCAGGGATCATCGGGTTATCAAGCATAGTGGAGTGGTCGAAATAGCAATCACTTCGGCCACATACATTGTCATAGATCCAGTGCTTCTCTGCTGTCGGGTTATAGTCGAGTACAGCAAACTCCGCACAACGCTGCTCAAGCTGGTCGAAATCATCCTTGCTGGCCTCCATTGCCTCGTTTATCCAGAAGATATCACAAGTAAGACCGTGCAAGCGCTGGGTATCGTCGAGGCCTACAAACTCAAAGGTGGTATTGTTGATAACGATTACATGACGGGAATTGTTGATGCTCGCCATGCCAAGGATCCCCATCGTGATAAGTATCTGCTTGAAGTCATGCCACACGGTAGCGTGTAGCCAGGTTCCTTTTTTACGGAGGATAGCGATACGACGTGGCTTGTTCGATGCCAATGCAAGATGAATGAAGTACTGTATTAACGAATACGTCTTTGATGAACGGGAGCCGCCCTCAAAGACATAGACGTGGTACTTCGCGGTAGCAACCGCCTGGCACATCCTATGGAATATCGGAGTTACTTGCATTTTAAGTCTCATCGCGCTTTGTTTTATCTTGGAGTTCCAGATCTTTCTTATCGTTGAACACAACCTCTATATCGATGCCCTCAAGCTTATTCATGTCGCCCTCGTCACGACCCTTGAGGCTCTTTTTCCATTCTTCATCATGAGCCATTAGCCATGTCACTTGCGCCTGAACGCTCGGAGCTATCTCTTGCTCTGATACTACAGCCCTGTCGGTTAACCTGATCCAGCCAGTACCACCACAATCAGGGCAAACACCTGGCTTACCTGTTTCATCGACTGCTATTCCCTTACCACCACAAGTAGAGCATTTCTGCTTCACATATTCAGTATGCTTTATTACACGACCAAGGCAGGATTTGAGAAAAGCGGAACGCACAGCCGCATTGATATTTGCGCGTGCGCGTGCTAAGGTGTCACTTATCTCACTTATTGCTCCTTTCTTCTCGTAAAACTTCTGCGGTGATAATCCAATGGATAAAGCAATCTCCTTATCGGTGAATCCCTGCTTGGCCAAAGCCTCTATTTTCGCAAGAAATTCATCGCTGGTATAGTTATATTTGGGTTTTCGCCCTCCTTTGCCTTTTTTCTTTTCTGTAGACTGCTTATCTTCCATTAGTGTTAGTTTTGGTTTACATTATCTGTTAATCAAAATCCACACGCTCTATCTGGCTGTCGAATACTTCACCTTTCAGGATCTTATCGTATGGTGAATATCCGAAACGTTCCATGAACGCGGCCTTAGCCTGAAAGTCTGTAAAGGAGAGCATCACGTAAGCCTCCATATCCTCGGCCTGCTTCTGTGCCGACTGGCGCACCTGCTTCTTTACTTCTTTCATGTGGGCGGTCTTGGCTGCTTTCTCCATTTCACGCTCTAACTTACGCTGCTGGATCTCTGCATCATGCTCTGCGTTCACCTCTGACATCATATTATCGATGGCATTAGCGATATCATTCTCTGCCTCCGTTTTCAGCAGATAGTCTACACCGAACATGTTCAGATCAGCATCCGTGAGGCCTGCATCTTTCCAGTCGATATCAGGAATAAGCTCGCGCATCTTTTCATCATCCCAATCTCCACCTACATTAGGGTTGTTAAGGGTGATGTTTAGCTGCTTCTCTGTCTTGAGGTCAACATCGATAAGCTCCACACGCAGGATATAGTCGTTCTCGTGGGTCTCTGGGTTGTAATGGTTGAACTCGTCGAGTACCGTCACTTTCTGATGGCCACCTACGAGAGTGTAACCAGTCTGCTTGTTTACTACGATACCACCCACCACTCCGTATTTACGGATTGAACGACGCAAGGCTTTCTTACCCTCCTCGCTGATGGTACGTGGGTTGTACTCTGCGAAGTGGATCTGTGAGCGTTTCAGCTCAACCGTCTGCGATGTGAAATAACTCTTTGTTGCCATAACTGATAATTAACCGTTGGAAAGACCCATATACACACGACGAGGAATCTGAGCATCCATGCCAGCATTTGCATAACGGGATCTGCGAATGTTCCCTGCATATCTGTTGGCAGCACTCTCAAACCTCTGCCACCTTGAACTCCTGTAGTTTGGATCCGTCTGGTGTGTACGACTCAACACACGGCCAAACTGTTCGGAAAGCTGTCTCAATGACTTTGTTCTTCTGACTCGGCTTATTGTTCTTTATGTTGTTGGTCATATTCCCACAATATCCTTTCAGACATGGGGAACGTCTTGTAAATCGTCTGTAGATCCTGGGGGTAGTTCTCTCTCAGCCACAGAAAGCAGTCGAGATTAAATCCTACTCCGTTGGATGCTTTCATTGAGTAGCGGACTGGCTGAGGCAGTTTCCTTTGACGCATATAAGCTAAGATATCCTTTTGCGTCCAGTCTGCCAGGGGGTAAGCCATCCATCCATTGATATAGTTCGTTTTCTCATAGCCCTTTAGCATCAGGTTTCTGTTCATACCGTCGGCTTTCTTCATTCCGAGAAAGCAGTAATCGATCCCATACTTGAGGCGCATAGCCTTAACCACGTCTGCAAGCTTCAATAGCTTCACCTTTGGATTGGCCACACTGTACATGCCATATTTGAGGATATAGGTTAGGTTCCAGTGGGGCACTTGTACGAGATCCACTTTCGGGTACTTTGCTTTCAGCCAGTTAACCCAACGCTCGATATGCTCCAATCCCTCTACAAAATACATGAATACGCAAACGATACGCTCAAATTTCGGGTAGATCATATCAAGCAGCACCAGGCTATCTTTGCCGAGACTACAAAAGAGTATGCAGCTATCAGACTTCTGCCTGACCGCTGCAATACTCATTTTTGCTGTCTCTGTTCGCGTCATAAGTTAACCGCCTGAAAGACCCAAACCTCTGCGAACTTCACCATACTTCTGGCGACGTGTCATAAACTGACCGCTACCACCAGTGAACGAGCGACGACCGATAACACCACGGCTTGCTCTTGCACTTGTACCTACTGCAATTCTGACTCAGCTGATAATTTAAAGGGTTAAACAATATTGTTACAAACTTTTTTCGAGCACTTTGCCCAAAGAATATTCGATCTGCGATGCGATGTACGTCTCACCCTGATACTCGTAAGTGATATCATCACCGTTTTCGTCTGTGAGAAAGTACACCTTTGCCCCCTTGCACTCTACGATGATATAAGGGCGCTTACCTTTGTACTCACCAGTAAGTAACTTAATGGCATCGTACTGTATAGGCTTAACGTCGATATCACCCTCTTCTGGCAACTCTGCGTCTGCATCGTACTCTTTGCCGTTACATTCGTACTTGATGTACTTTCGAGCGTTTACAGGGCGAATTTCGCGCGTCTCTGTCGTTTTCTTACCTGATAGTATTTCGTCGAAATACTTCTGTTTGATTGATAGTGTAAGTATCTTCATATTCATTCTGTTTTGTGGTGCAAAGGTAGCGATTTCTCGCGAACCTACAAACACCTGATAAATAATTTTGTTGCGGGTACAGGACTCGAACCTGTGACAACCACCAAGTCAAAGTGGCAAGCTACCAACTGCTACAACCCGCGATTTTCGGCAAAGATAGCCAAATTCTCGCTTATGTCTTTTATGAATCGGGGACTAAATGCGACTATTATGGCAAAGTCGCAAATTAGCCCCTTTCTTCATCTTAACAACTCAAATAACGGTTAATCTTAACAACTCAAATACGATTACCGAATACTCTCAAATTATGTCTGTAAATCCTTTCTTCTTGAATCAGGTGTACAAAGTTCAGATTTGAATAGAAGCACCCGAAACGATACTGAAAGTTACCGAACAGCTCTATTTCGTCACCCTGCAAGAAAGCGAAACGTGAGCCACCTATAACACGCTTAACAGCATCTTTCAGCTCTGATGATGCAAGCCCGTGTCCTGCGATCTCAGGCACTAAGTAACGTCTGAAAGCTGTCTCGCTGTCTGTCATATCACCTACAGGCACTATATCTAACACCCCATTGTGAGCAAACCAGGTGCGCGTTTCTTCATCATAGAAAGGGTGACAATTTGAACGCTTTACGCTGCCGTGAGTAGCCCATCTAAAGTGCATGATACAAGGCTCGTCAACTGATACCTTTTTCAACTCTCTCATAAAGGTAGAGAAAGAAAGACCCTTATAGCTCTTTGTAGGTGTACAGAAACCACAACCATCATGATTTGCTCTGTACATTGCGATTATTATCTCATTTGAGGGCATCTGTGCCCCTTTTGGCTTTACACATATAACACACATAGTATTTTCTGTTTTAATCGTTTCTTACCCTGTTTCTGTAAGCCGTGAGCCCTTTTAAAGGGCTGCACGTCTCAGTGAATCGCGTCTGTTCTTGAAATACGTCTTTTCATCGTCTGACAAGAAAGGTATATCGTTAATCTCGCATACATAGCCCTCAAGCTCTTTGCTGTAGCTGTACTCAACCAACTTTGCTAAGAACATGACCCAACGACTGATTTTCTCATAGCTTGTTGTGCCCTGATGCTGTCTGAACTCAATCGTTCTGTGTCTGCTATAGGCCTCTGCGTTAACCTTATGATATCTATCATAATTCAAGGCCTGTGCAATCTGTGCCTTTGTGGTGCAACCTGTAAAGTCGTGGTCTGAAAGTGTTCTGCACCACTGACTGTTATTGCCTCTGCGACTCTCTGCCATGAAGCTGTCAATAGCTGGCTCTAATTTCTGATAGTTGCGTACAAGTCTGCAATAGTGTGCATCTGTCATTGCAGCAGCGCCTATATGAACATGCAAGCCACAAGATCTGTTAACCATTGCACCTACCTCGTCGAGGCTCTTGCAAAGCAATTCAAGATCGCTAAGGCCTTTCTTACCTTTGAGAACAGGTGAAACAACCTCGTTTGAATGATCGCCATGAATAGAGCTATCAGAAACGATTTTGAAATAATTAGTGTGAGCATGTGTGTACTCTCTCGATACGATATTCAGATTTTTTGCCCCACCCACTTCGATAAGGCTCTCTCTCATGAAATTGTAGCATTCAATCTCAACACCAAAAGTTATCTTTGAGAAATCGAAAGTACCTTTGCGCTCTACAACTACATTGTACTGACTGAAAATATAGCTGATATCACCAGGTCGCAAACCTAACTTGATAAGCTCGTTACGCTTGTAAGTGCGTGACTTATCACTCTTCATAACATCGTTAATAGTCTCATTCAAACTCTTACCTGAATTGAAACCCTGTAAATCATTTCTCTGTGCCATAATTCTTAATATTTTGAGTTGTTATTATTCTGTTGTTAATTCTCTGTTATCTGTCGTATCAATTTGCATTGAAAGATAAGTTTCTTACCTCTGTAGGCTCGAAATACATGTCACGCTCTACACCTAAGCCCCAACGACCTCTCAAGCTCTGTAGCTCTGAAAGAGTGAAATAACCATATTCTTTCTCTAAGCCATCAACGATACCAAAGAACTCGTAATCATTACCATTTTTCTGTGCCTCTAAAACGTACCAGGTGAAACCCTGTAAGAAGAACTTGCAAATAGCTACTGCATTCTCACCTTTATTGTCTTGTGAATAAAGAGGGTACTTTGAAAGTACGTTCTCGATCTTTTTTGTTATAAGTTTCATATTCGTATAATTTTGAGTTGTTAATACTGTTATTTCTTAATCACAGTGCAAAGATATATCTTTTAAAGATACAAACCAAATTTTAAAGCGAAAAAATGTATCTTTTAAAGATAGTTTAACAAAACAGGCAACAAAACACTATTTTCTTAAAAGATTTTAAATTTTCTATCGTTTAAAGATATATATAATATATAATATGTATCTTTGCACAAAAATTCAAAGAAGCATGAAACTATACGTTAAAGAAATCGCAAAATCAAAGGGTATATCTTTAACAGATATATTCAACGAATTAGGCCTGAAAAGTTATCCATCTTTTCTCAGAACGTTAGATAACTGTGATAACTTGAAATTCAAGCAGCTCGAAATAATTGCAACCAAATTAGGCTGCACTATTGACGATCTGAAATATGAACCAGGCACAAGCCCCACATCTGGCAGATCTTTCAAGTGCCCTCACTGCGGAGGTGACATTCACGTAACCCTCGACTAAAAGATGCGAGACATCAGCAGGAGCGTACAGCTGGCGTAATCTTACGTCGGCTTCTATATTATTCCCTCCACTCTCATACGTTCTATCATGCTCTCGAAGATCCTGTTGATTTCCTCCCTGAACGAGTGATAGACCCTGTAATGGTGCAGCACTTTCTTTGCAGATCTCGATATGACACTACGGGACTTGATGCCGATAACCCTTGCTATCTCCTTTCGAGTACCAGGCCACATACTATGCCAGAAGAAACTCCTCGGAGTATAGAGGTACATTGCGATAAAGACAAACATGTCCCTGCTCTCGGTGGTTTCACACTGGCTCCCCCGTATCTCCCTGAATATCTCATAGATCCTCGGTAGCCTGCTCTTATCCGTAATCATCGGAGCACACGCTTCTTTCTCGGCCTTTACCGCTTTTGCAAGTTCCTCCCTCGCAGTCTTGATATTGCGGATCGTCTCTGCAATGTTAAATTTACTTTCTTTTGCTTCCATATATAAGATTTTTAGTACCTTTGTAGCGGTCAAACAACAAAGGCGGTGCTGGAGCAATTCTGTGCCGCTTTTTTCGTGCTAAAAGATATTCTCGTACACCAGCTGAACATCTTTGAACTTTCGGCCTTTTATCTTCTTTCGGAACTCCTCGATATCAGGCACTTCAATACAGACAGCCTTTGTCTCTTTGGTTCCATCCTTAGAAATCCTGACTATCCGTTTAACCCTGTACTTGGCGGGCTGGAAAACCGCAGCTTTCCCTCCCGTCATTTCTTCACTATTCTTCATCTTCTACGATTATTGTATCTTCATAAGGACTGTTCAAGGCCATACAGATAGAATGACTTCCCCTCTCACATGTAGGATATAAAGGACACTCCCTCTTGCAACTGTTTTCATGACCAGTCCTCTTTGGATAAAACTTTCTCCCTTTGATAACGATGTAGTTTGGGCGATCTGGCTTTCTCATAGCCTTAGCCTTTTTATACTCGTTGACAAACACCAAAACACCACCTGCGACCTGAATCAGCAGATACAGGCACAACAGCAGGAGGCAGACAAAAATAATTGCATTCATAATCTCACTTTTTACAATTCTTACTTAAAAAACGACTACGTTGTTTCATCTGTTCACGCTCATGGCGACGATGCTCACGCTCATAGGGATCCTCGATTTTAGAATAGGCCATCTTTTTCAGAGCCTCCTCCATTTCCTGTATGTTATCTTCAATGGATGGTCTGTAGGACTCTCCTAACACATCAATAAGATTATCAAGGTTCTCACATATCTTTTCGCCATCAGGATTGATGATAACCAGGCTCTTACCTTTCGGCATTTCCTTATCACCACACTTATGTCTGATCTCAGCGATTTCAAACCCTGCTGTACTGATAATCTGTGAGCTTCTGACTTCATCCTCTGGCCGACACACAATTATAACTTTCTCTCCCTTGTGTACCTCCTTTAGTCGCTCGATAATCTCAAAAGTCTTTCCCCTGGCTATACCGCCTCCAATAATCTCGGCAATTTCCCTTTTTTCCATGACATATCTATTTCATTGATACTCGCACGTGCCTGTGCCGCTCGTTGGAGCGGCTTGTGGCACGTCCTCGGTTATTTTGCGAAAGAAGTTACTGAACCGCCCGAACCGCGAAGCCGAGGAACCGATTGCTGCCGTTCTGAGGGTGGACACCCCCACTGTAGAAGAGCAAGTGCCGACCATTCGTAGCGGAGAGAAGCGAACCTGACCAGTAGTAGCCGCTGGAGCCGCGGTTGTACCACGAGCTGCCATTACCGTAGCCTGAGCAAGGGAAGAAAACAGAATTTCCG